AGCTAGAAACTTTTACATCTTTCAAAGAGATTTAGTAGAGGAGTGTGGTTTTTATACACATCCTACTATTGAAATGTCAGGTGCAAGTCCTGACGGGCTTACAGGTGGGGAAGACGGTTTAATTGAAGTCAAATGCAGATTACCGCATAACCATACTGAAACGCTTATAAGCCAACAAGTGCCCAGCCAATACATTAACCAAATGCAATGGCAGTTGGCTTGTACAGGCAGGAAATGGGTTGATTATGTAAGTTATTGTCCTGTGTTCCCAGAACATTTAAAAATGTTTGTAAAAAGGGTTGACAGAGATGACAATATCATTAATATGTTAGAAACTGAAGTCAAGAAGTTTTTGGTAGAAGTAGATGACACAGTAAAATTTTTAAATAAAGGAGTGCAGTAACATGGCTAAGAAATTATATAATATGGCTGTAAAGTCTGGAGTTTACACCAATGCAAGTGGCGAGTCTAAAAACAGGTACGTCAATATTGGTGTGGTTATGGCAACAGACGATGGTGGGGCTTTTGCTTTACTGGAGCCACATATTAATTTAGCAGGGTTTAATCGTGGAGACAATGATAATGTTATGGTTTCCTTGTTTAAACCTGATAATGAAACTAACAATAAATCTAAACCGTCTAATGATATAGATAAGATGGAAGATGATATACCTTTTTAGGAGAAATTATGTTTAGTAAACAAGCACAAGCAAAATTAAAAGCCGCTGCTAGTGGTTCTGAAAATGGTGACTCTTGGGATTTATTGTCGCCACAGGAACAGAAAAAGTATATTAAAGCAGGAGATAAGGTTTTGTTAGAGTTAGTACAAACAGAGCCTGATGCTTTTTCACATGAAGGGTGGTTAGAGCTTATGAAGAAGTTGAAGAAAGCAAAGAAAAAAGGGGAACGATAAGTTCCCCTTTTCTTTAATTACTTATTCATTACATACATTGTAACTTCAAAGCCAAAACGCATCTCAGTTGCTGATGGTGTTGTCCACATAGTGTATCTCCTTTCATAAGTTGATTCACTAAATCGTTGGAGAGTAAGCACAAGTCCAACTTGAAGTGTAGCTAAATTGTACAAAAATTTAGTGTATTGGTAAAGAGTATTTGTATGAGTGAGACCTAATGAAATGTATTAAAAAAGGAATTTACTTATGAAATGTATTATTGCAATAGGAAGCTATACAGTAATAATATTAAGTATGTGTTTTTATGGTTATGTTTTTATTAATACTGATAAACATAATTATGAATGTAAAAAAGGAAAACTATTTAAAAGTGCAACGCCTGATAGTTTTGTTTTCGTTAAAACTCGTGATGATTGTTTTGACAGTCGTGATGAGCCATTAATAAAGGAGATAAAAAAATGAATAATTTTAAAGTACAAAAATTAGTTGGACAGTATTTTCACACTTATAAATATGACAATGAAACTAATCAATTAGAAATAGAAAATCAAGGGTGTGTTGAGGGAAAAGTAACTGACGAATATTACATTTGCCAGCTATTTAGTTTTATTGATGGAAGCGAAACTAACAGCAAGTTAGTTCACATAAAAGATATGAAAGATTGGAGATTTTATAAAACAAATACACTTATGAACGAAAAATATAAATATTATCAACCAAATTATATAGATAGATTGGCTAATTGTAAGGAGGCAGCATGAGTGACAATATAAACCCAGAACATTATAAGCATGGCGGAATAGAAACAATTGAATATATTAGAGCCAAGATGACTAAAGAAGAGTTTTATGGTTATCTTAAAGGCAACGCTTTGAAATATATAAGTCGAGAAGGATTAAAATCTGAAAAGATATTAGATAAGATAGATGATATAAAAAAAGCAATATGGTATCTTGAACAGATGGATAAAGTTCATAAAGAAGAGTTGGCTGTGTTAGAAGCTAAAGCTAAAGCTGACGAATGGATTGATGACGAACTACATGACGAAGCGTAAAACAGGAATCGATTTAGGCATTAAACCATTCTTGTGCCACAAATGTGGTAAGGAAGCTGTGTTTTTTGATACAGATAAAAACTGGTACTGTGGAATAATTGTAGGTTTTGGTAATATGAATTCTAAAGGATATTGTAAGAATGACAAAGAAAAAAGAAGAACCAAAGAAGGAAATTAAAGTACATAACTTCAAATGGGAAGGGATGCCATACACAGTTACATTTATTCCTAATGAAAATGGATGGGATTTTCAGTTAATGTACGAACAAACATACAAGGTGATAACAAAAGGAAAAATATAATTGCTAGAGTTTATTCTTGTTATGTATTTAGAAACGGAAAAAGTTTACATAGGAACTTTTGAAAGTTGTAATGATGCAGAGCGCTATATAAGAGAGAATTTACCGCCAAGAAAAGTAGATTATGGCTGTTTACACAGGAACTTTATACACTTACCAAAAGACCTTAAAGAAAAATATATTTTTTATAGAAATGATTTAATTGTAAATTTGGAGAATAATGATGAGTAAAGGCTCAGGTCGTAGACCTTCAAAAGTATCAGATGATAAAATTCAAGAAGCATGGGAACGTATTTTTAAAACAACAGAAAAATTAAAGGAAAAAGATGGCAAAGATGAGTCCGACACAGTTAAGCCTAAAGCATCTAAGAGAGAGTGGTTGGACAACACTAGCGATTGTTGAGTATTGGAACCCGTTTGCTAGGGTTCGTAAGGACTTGTTTGGTTTTATAGATATACTAGCTATCAATGAAGAGGGCAAGGTACTAGCTGTACAAACAACAAGTTATACAAATATTAACGCTAGATGTAAAAAGATTGCAGAAAACGATAATGTTAGCAATGTTAGAAAAGCAAACTGGGCAATAGAAGTACATGGCTGGAGAAAGAAAGATAATAAATGGGAAATTAAAATTGTGGACGTTTCATAATGGATATTGAAAAATTATTTAAAAAGTGGGCACAAAAACATAAATATAATTTAAGAATAGATAATAAATATAAATTATTTATTGACGGTGAATTAGAAGATATTAATGTTGCAATAAAGAACAAGTATTTAAGCACACATACTCAATCAGCTTGGGAAGCATGGCAAGAAGCATTTAGGATAACACATGATAAAAACTAAATTTAGATTTAATGATATGAAAAAAATTAACAGAAGAGACCTTGAGACTTTAATTATAGATACAATATCAACAGATTTACTTGGAATAAGAGAAGTGTCTGATGCTATTAATATGAATTATAATGACACAAGACTAATAATGACTAACTTAGCAAAGAATAAACTTTTAGAAAAAGTGCGTGGCTCAAAACTTACTAAGTATAAAAGATATAATTATTGTGCATTAGCAGATTTGTATTATCCTGCAAACAAGATACTTAAAAACTTTAAGATAAACAGTATAATTAAGCATAAGGCATATACAGAAAATTTTAGTTACCCAACTAATGAATACAAATATGGATTTGCTGGCGATATTGTATCTTATGAAATAAAAAGATGAGAATAAATAGACTGTTAGATATATTAGAGCAATGGGCAAAATGGATGAAGTCTGACGACCATCAATTAGGCTACCCTACCAAAGTGTCATATATATATACAGGTGGAGAATCTAATCATGATGCGTTTGAAATAATGATTGAAGTTGCTGACAACAACAATGTATTAATCGTTGATGCTATTATTCATGATTTACCGCAGAACCAAAAACAAGCTATTTATGCTAGATTTTTGAAAGAGTCGAAACCTTTATATTATGAAAAGTATTTAAATTTGGCTATAGATAATTTATTAACGATTGCTGACAGGAGAATATACGCATGACAAACGGAATGAGAAGTGCAAATGCTAATCATGTGGACTTTGGATTTTTAATGGGGGTTATTAAAAGTAATTTAACGTTTCAAGCCAGTGATATAGATATGGTAATGGAAAGAAATAATAAATTCTTATTTGTTGAATGGAAAAGAGATGGACAAGAATTAAAAGATATGAAAAAAGGACAAAAGAGATTATTAAAAAGTTTGTCTAATTATGAAGAGATTAATACTGTATGGATTATAGAAGGATACTCTCTGCCTTCAGAACGACAAGTAGGCAGAATATATAAACTAAAAAAAGGCAAAATAATAGAATTAGGAAGAGGTGAATCTTGTTTATTAGAGAAGATAAACGCTTGGTATAATTACGCAGATAATTCTTAATCATCTGTTGAAGGGACATTGCAGTAAATAGAATCAATAATTAATTCTACGTCTGAGCCATCATCAAGGTATAAAATCATGGTATCTTCCCCTACCACAATATCTACAGCATCAATTAATTTTCCTGTAATATGTTCTGCAATTTCTTGAATGTCCATTTGTACTCTCTCTAAATGCTGATATTTGAGTTTGAATCCTTTGCCATTATTGATTTGTTGCTCCTTGACCATCTTCCGCAATTTTGACATTGGTAACGCTGAAAAACGTATTTTGTATTGCAAGTCATTCCCCTTTTATGCAAATTATCTTTACCGCAGCTTGGGCATACTGTTTTGTCTGTGTATTCATTATGATTCGGATGTGGCTTAATCCATCCTAGCATTTTCTCATAGACTTTTTCTAGTATGACAACATCATTTTTATTATATTTTTTCATTATTGCCCATGCTTTTTTGTCCTTAGTCATACATTGTAGCCAAAGGTCATGTCCATGATGAGCGGTTTTTTTTCCTACTTTTAATGCTTGTGCAACATAATCAAGTTTGTTGCTAGGGAACTTAAATTTACTACGAGATGTTCTTAATAAATCTATTTCTTTATAAGGAGATGGAGGAGTTAATCCTAATAACAAAAATTCTTTATTAAGAGTGGGTATATCAAATTTACTACCATTGTAATGTATAACTGCATCACATTCATCCAATAATTTTTTAATGCCTTTAATCATATTAGCATGAGTATTTTCTATTATTGAATCAAACATTATTTCTTTTTTACCTAACCATTTGGCTGCCCAGCACATTACATAACTAGACTCCATTAGTTGATTTATGCTTACGTTTTGATTCCATAAGCCCCATACATGAGCTGTATTTGG